CGAGAAGGCATTCAAGGCCCCCTCCTCGGACAGGATGAGCGGCGGGTCGACCATGCGGTGCGCCATCCGAAGCATGGTCTTTTCCATCTCCTGCAGGGACTTGATGTCGGCCAGAGCCTCCATCGCAGGGGACCGCCCATAAATCTCACGCGGGCCGGTCACATACCGACCCACCGCATACGGCATCGAGCGATAGCCCGACTCGTCCAGGAGCGCATCGCCCTCGCGCGCGACATACCGGGACATGAACTGCATCCCATCCGCACCGGCCTTGCCCGGCTTGTAGTCGTCGTTCGGTCGGACGCAGTGGACGAACTCGAACAGGTCGTTCGCTCTCGCTCCGTCCGCAGCCTTGATGCCGCGCGGCAGCTTGTCAGCCCAGCCCGGGACCTGCATCGCCTGACGCGCTGTCAGCTGAAAGCAGCGGTACACCGTGTCCACCCGGCCCGTGTGGTCGAGGTCGATGACGATCTCGGACAGCGGGATGGCACGGTACCGCAGCGTCACGCCGGGGATCTCGTCGATGAACAGCGCAGAGGTGCCGAACGCCCCGAGGCTCATGTAGCACTCGAAGGCCTGCGAGGCGAAGTTCGCCGTCGGGGCGTACCGCTGCCGGAACAGGATGTCGCGCAGGGAGTCGCACCAACGCTGCACCATCACATTCTCGTCGAGCTCGGGGATGCCGGTGTGCAGGCCGTGCCAAATCTGCGTGGCCGGCGTCAGCATCGAGTCCATGGCAGCGGCGAACCGCGGCAAGGCGCGCTGCGCGGTCGAGTCGAATATCTTTTCCGACCGCTTCTCGCCCGGTGTGCGCTGGCCGGTCATCTCGGCCATCGACGGCCAGACGCGCTCGGCTACCTCCTGCCAGTGGCTCTCCCAAGTGCCACGAGCGCCCTTCAGCCGGTCGTAGCCTTGCAGAACTTCGGTTGCGCGTGAGTCAGCCATCGTCAACCTCAAGAAAAGGTAACAGTTTCCGAAGCTGTCGCAGTCGCGGTAATCGTGTAGGTCTTGAACCCGCCTGCGGTGACATTGGTCTGGGTGACGCCTCCAGAGAAGGTCGCGGTGAAAGTAGCGGGAATCTTGAGGATGACGATGCCCGAACCACCCGCCGCGCCGTCGTAGCCAGGTTCGACACCACCACCACCACCACCACCGGTATTTGCCGCGCCTGCGGTCGGAGCCGATGCCCCGCCGCCCGTACCGCCACCACCTGTGCCACCGGCACCGCCGGTCCCGCCAACCCGGATGCCGCCACCGCCACCGCCGGCATAAGTGACAGACGCCCCGCTGATGCTCGACGCCGTGCCGTCGCCGCCCTTGCCGCCATTGGTGCCAGAGCCGCCCCCTCCGACTTGCGAAGCGCCGCCGCCGCCGCCGCCGCCGAAAAACGAACTGGTGAAGTTCGCGCCGCCGTTGTTGCCCTGACTCGGGGTCGTCGCTGGCGTGTTGCCCGCGCCGCCAACTCGGGGGCTAAGATCATACCCGGCACCACCGCCGGAACCGCCGTCCCCGCCGACGCCGCTTGCCGTCTGACGACCGCCGCCACCGCCGCCGCCCGCGCTTGTGATGGTGGCGAACACCGAGTTCCCGCCAGGATTGCCACGCAGTCCGACGACGGGGGTGCCGCCAGCGCCGACCGTGACCGTGTAGGCGGTCGCCGTTGAGAACGAAAAGGTGCCGGTTCTGAACCCGCCTGCGCCGCCGCCGCCATTCCCTGCACCATTGGTCGCGCCGCCACCCGCGCCGCCACCCGCGACGACGAGGTAATCGAGCGATCCACCAGAACCGCCGCCACCCGAGACAACCAAGTCCCGACGGCCTGTTCTTTTGACTTCGCGCTGCGCGGTGCGCGGCCAAGTCCTCATCAGAACCCCGGCGCAGGGATGCGGAGCGCGACGGCGTAGACGCCGGTCGCGGTGGCGATGTTGCAGCGGATTTCACCCGCCCCGAGCTCGAAGATGCCGCCGCCGGAAGCGGTCAGGGTCGTGTCGGTGCCGACATCCTGCGCGGTGCCATTCGGCCCCTTGCACTCAAGTTTGACGGTGCCTCCGCCGAAAGTGCCTTCCACCCGGAACTCACCGCGGCCACCAGGCCATTGGAACCACGCGCCGGTCGCGCTGGCATTCGTTGCGAGTCTGATACCTGTCGCCATGTCTGTCTCCGATTAGGCCGCCACGGCCTTGATGACTGCGAACTGAAGCACCACCGCCTCGGACAGGTCGGTGCCGCTCAGGAGGTTGTGCAGCTGGATGCGGCAGGAGCCGGCCGCCACGGCGGTGACCCCGACGTTGTAGGCATTCGCCGTCGCGCCGGATCTGATATTGACCACCACCACATCATCAGCCGCGATTGATGCGTTGTTGAGCGTGAAACCAACCGCCGTCTCGCGGTTCAGCGTGGCGCCGTTCGTCGTGATGGTGCCACACACCTTGTCGAGCGTGACCGGCGTGGCCTTGCTCGTGAGCTGCGTGACCGTGCCACCCGCGCCGGTTGCGTATCCCACACCGCCGGACGCCGAGGTCGAGCGGATGGAACCCGCCGCCGTCACAGCACCGGCCTTGGTCACTTGGAACCGGGCAGCACCGCCGACGAGCAGGTTGAGCAGGAACGACCCGGCAGCACTGGCCGTGTCGGTGACGTCCATCTTGATGGCCGAGAAGGTCGTGGCGACGTTGTTCCAGACCGCAACCATGTCGGCCACCGCGCCGCCGGCCAGCGCCTTGGCCGTAATCTTCTTGGTCTCCGTCGAGCCGGTGTCAACGATGGCGAGGACGTCCGCAGCCGAATCGAGGTCGGTCTGCGCCAGCGAGTTGAACTGGCTGATCTTCTTCGTCGCCATTACATGCCGCCGCCCAGCAGTCTCGTGGTGCCGACGCCGCCCTGCGCCCGAGTCTCAGGCGTGGACATCATCGTCGCAGCGCGACCGCGCCGACGGCGCATCCGGCCAGACTCGATCTCGCGCTGCTTCGCCATGTCGGTTTCGGGGGCAGGCGGGGGCGGCTCGATCTTGGGCATCTTGGGCTTGAACAGGCCGGACATAACGCACCTCGCGGTCGATGTTGGCGCGAGTCTAGCCCAACACCGAGTAATCTGCTACCGCCACCCCGGGACCACCCCGGCTCACCGTCCCGCGGAACGGCCTGCGACCCTTGGCGAGGTAGCGCAGGGCGTCGGCGTAGTGGCTCGTCCAGTCGTGCAGGGGTCTGTCCTTGAACCGCTGCAGCCGGTCGTCGTACTCCCGGCGGTACTGCCGGATGGCGTCCATGGCCCGGGTCATCCGCGCCGCCGCCTCGTCTGCCGTCTCGCCGGGGAACGGGTCAGGCCGCTTGTTCCACTCGACCACCGGCAGCATCTGGCGCACCGCCTGGATGCCATCGTCCACCGAGTCGGCGTCCAAGACCCGTGGCTTGAGGCCGTACCCTGCCGCAGTCTCGAGCCGGGACTTGCCCGACCCCCACTCCTTCACCGCGCCGTCGTGCGGCCAGATGTGGTCGCCGTAGACATAGTCCATGGCGAGGAGCTTCTTGGCGTACCAGTCGAGTCCGACGCCGGACCCTTCGAGGACATTGATGATGCGGATTTTGTGGCCGACGAGCTGGTAGAACCAGATGACCGTCGAGTCGCCGATGCCGATGTCCCATGCGGTCCCGACCGGCTGGCCGACCACATGCGGGAACTCGTCCACCCTGCCGCCCTGCTCGGCCTTGAGGATGGCATCGCCGTAGTACGAGCCGGGGATGTCGGCATCGAAGTCGCAGTAATACTCCTGCCGGATGATGGCCTCGGCTTCCTTGTCCCCGCGCTCGACCCGCAGCTCCTTGCGCTCGCGATCGATGGTCGCCATCGGGATGGCCTTCGTATCCTCGACCGTCAGCACCTGACCGAACCACGCCGGGTCCTTCCGGGCGTAGTCCACCAGACGGGCAAAGTGGTTCCGGCCACGCGGGGTGCTGATGAATATCGCCCAGCCGTTGTTTTCGGCAAGGATGGGACGCAGGAACGCCCAGGCATTCGGGTCGGCGAGGGCGTACTCGGAGAACACCACACCCATGGGCGGCGAGCCGATCAGGCTGTTGTAGTTGTCGCTGCCGACCACCTGCCAGGTGCTGCCGTTCTTGAACCGGATGAACATGTCCTGCTCGCGGGT